CATGTGAAGTGTACGGTACTTGTGCCGGGAGGAATAAACAGCATTCTGATTGCGAGAAAACAATCATTTCAGATTATGTTGCAGAAGAATGCGGTGTTCCGTGTCGATGGGGAGCTCCTAAGTTCTATCTTGGAAAAGCATATCACACAGCATTGTCGTATCTGACGAAACCTACGTGTGGTGTGCCTGGAAGGCATTTGCAATGGGCATTTCGTGATTATCTGAAACCATTGCTCTGGAAGCTGAATGAAAACTTGACATTGGCTCGAGAAACTAAACCGTTATCGCGTATGCAGAACATTTGCGGAATTGATGGTAAGAGATTTGTTGACAAAATCCCGCCGCAAACGTCGGTCGGTTTTCCGATTCTGGGGCCGAAACTTCCTTTCCTCGAGTATTTGGACCCAGATGATTTTGAAGATTTCCAATGTCCAGCAGAATTGGATTCTATTTTCTGGGACAAGGTGAGTGAAGCGGAGGAGGAATTGCTCAACGGTAAGCGAGTTTATGGCGTGTTTAAGGCGAATCTCAAAGATGCCGCCACTCCATTCGATTCAGAAAAGGTGCGTGTTTTTCAAGGAGCACCTCTTTTCCTTTCGTTGCTTATTCGTAAGTATTTTCTTCCTTTGGCTCGATTGCTTTCATTATTTCCCCTTCTTTCAGAGTGTGCCGTTGGCATCAACTGTATTGGCACTGAGTGGGATCAGGCCATGCGCCACGTTGGAACGTTCGGATGGGATTTTGCAATTGCCGGAGACTATTCGAAATACGATCAACGAATGCCAGCGCAGTTGATTCTTGCTGCATTTCGAATTCTAATTGAAATGGCGCGTGTATGTCACTACTCTGAGCGTGATTTGAAAATCATGGAAGCACTTGTTGCTGAGATTGTGTGCCCGTTGATGGCTTTCAATGGGGATCTGATCCGTTTGCTCGGATCTAATCCATCAGGGCACAACATGACGGTATATGTCAACTCCATTGTAAATAGTTTGTTGTTGAGATGTGCGTATTACGCAACTTCAACTCCAGGAGCTTGTTTGCCGTTTCAGTCAGTAGCAGCAGTTCTGACATATGGTGACGACTTTTTTGGCACTGTTGATGGAGCTCGCACGTCGTTTACAATTAAGCGATATGCAGAGTATTTGGCGAAATATGATATGAAATTGACGATGCCTGATAAGAAGTCTGCATTGTGTGACTACTTGCCGAAAGATCAACATGATTTCCTGAAACGCACACCTTTGCTAACGGATATTGGGGGGAGAGAGGTGTACCTCGCACCCCTCAATGAGGACTCTATTTTTTGCAGTCTGCATTGTGTGTTGAAATCCAAAGCATTGACGCCTGAGCAACAAGCCATGACGAACATAGATGGAGCGTTGCGAGAATGGTTTCTACACGGGGAGGCCGTGTATGAGTGTAGGCGTCAACAGATGGGGCGTGTAGCCGAGCGTGCTGGGATAGCTCATGGCTGCACACAACTTGGGGC